TGATTGGTACGCCTTAGATGTAGACCAGTTTGGTCAAGAGCAAGTAGATGATTGGATGGGTACAGATATAAGTTTTAATGATGATGGTATGGTTGAGTGGGATAGTACACCTGTGGATTCATACGACGATATAGATGTTATGATGGACGATTGGGATATGCAATATGACCAGCCTTACCAAGATGAAATGTTATTAGAAGAGTTTTTGTTCCAAGAAAGTTTTCTTGTAGAAGACTATCGAGAACCAGAAACTTTTATTGAATTTGAAACAATTGAAGAACTAGAGGAATGGTTTGATGAAGAGACTAATGAAAATATTGAAGAACGAATTGAAGAAGAACTTGCTGATCTGGACGAACCAGAGGAAGAATTTATAGAAGAGATATTTGAAGAAGAAGTAGTAGAAGAAGTATTTGAATCTATAGAGGAAAGGATAGCTGAAGCTGAAATAGAAGAAGAAAGATTAGAAAGAGAAGAAGTTATTGAAGAGTTTGAAGAAATTTTTGAGGAAGAGTTTCAAACTGCAGAAAGAGAGGAGGCTACAGGTAAAAGTTCTATTAGTAGGGATATAGCTCTTCAAATAGTTTCTTCAACTATAAGTACAGCAAAGAAAAGTATTAGTGGCATTAATTCAGGTAGCTCGGTGCACGCAACAGGCACTAGTGTTGCCTCTGGTAATTCTAGTAGTTCTTCTAATTCTGGATTTAGTACAAGTAGCTCTCCCAGTATTTCTGATCAATTTGCTTCCGCTTCTGTGCAAACAAACGAAACACTGTCCATGAGCATAGATTCAAGTACTTCTGTTAGTAGTACTAGCGATATTTCTACGGCTACAGCTTTTGAAACTACTACAGAAACAGTAGTTGCAAACGTTCAAGTACAAAACGTTAAAGGAGAAATAGATACGGCTGTATCGGATATCTCAACTACTTCAGATGCAGATAAAATAGCAGATCAAATAATCGCAGCTAATATTAAAGAACAACAACAGGAGATAGAACAAGAACAAGAAGACACAGGTCAGTATGGAGATGAATCTACTTTAGTGGCATTAATTGGTTACGTTCCTGCTTTCGATCAATACCGAACAACTTTTGTACCAGATCAAAAAAAGTGGTACTCAGAGAGAGTAATATATACTACAATATTAACTGACAACACACAGGCATTTTATGGACTGGCAGGGCAAAACATAAGAACTCTCAGTAGAATGAAAGAAATGCAACCAGCTTTATAGGAGAACACCATGAATTGGTTTGAAAATAAAACAACACAAATAATAGCTTTAGTGGGAATAGTTACTACTCTTGCTGGGTTTGGCTACCAAGGGGCTCAGTATGTAAACCGTCTAGATAATCTAGAAGCTCAAATAGGTGGTATAGGCGACACTGAAAATGCACAAAAAATTATTGAAGAACGTTTCGCTTCTATAGAAACATCAGTTAAGTTTTTAGAAAAAGAAATAGATAGCGTAGAAATGCCTGATGTCACTGAAATTAAAACAGACATAGCTACGATTAAAGCAGGTTTAAAAAGTTTACAAAAAGAAATAAACAATTTAGACGATAAAAATCCATTATTAGGAGATTAAGATGAAATTTAATTTAATTAAAAATGTAGTGGGGGCTTTAGCTCCTACTCTTGGCTCAGCTTTAGGCGGACCATTAGGCGGTCAAGCAGCGTCTGTTATAGCTGGGGTACTTGGTTGTCAACCAGATCCTAAGTCTATCAACAGAGCAATTCAAGCAGCAACTCCAGAACAAATGTTAGAGCTTAAAAAAGCTGAACAGAGTTTTGAGTTACAAATGAAAGAGCTTGAAGTTGATGTGTTTAAATTAGAAGTAGCAGACAAACAAGATGCTAGAGGCAAGTTTAGCAAAGACTGGACTGCTAGAATTATGGGCGTAGTTATTGTAGGTGGCTTTATGGGTTACATATTCTTAGTTACTCTTCAACCACCAGAACAAAACAGTGAGGCTCTTATTAATTTAGTCCTAGGGTACTTAGGGGGTTTAGCTAGTGCTGTTATATCTTTTTATTTTGGTGCTTCAAACACTCCTGACAAAGATGACTAGCAGAAAAACAGCTTCAGATGTACACTCAGATCTTCGTGCACACGAAGCAAAATGCGAGGAACGATGGAAAACAATATTTTCAGAAACAGCAGACATAAAAAAAGAAATGAGCGATCTAAACGGAACGTTAAAAATGGCAATGTTTGGAACATTTGGTTTTATGTCAACGCTTTTAATAGCTTTTTTAACAGGCATAGTAGCGATCTAATGCATATTTCAGATGAAGGTTTTCAGCTCATCAAAGATTTTGAAGGCTGTGAGCTAGAAGCATATAAATGTGCTGCAGGTGTTTGGACTATTGGTTACGGTCACACTAAAGATGTACAAGAAGGTGATGAGTGGGACAAAGAAAAAGCAGAGTTTATGCTTTGGCAAGAGCTTGAAGATGAATACGAAAAATATATAAACGAACTCGTAACAGTTCCTATAAACCAATGTCAATTTGATGCTCTAGTTTCTTGGGTTTACAATTTAGGTCCAACCAATTTGAAAAGTAGTTCACTTCTTAAATATTTAAATTTAGGTAATTATAATGGAGTTCCAGAACAAATTATGAGATGGAACAAAGCAACTATAGATGGTGAAAGAAAAGTTTTACCTGGTCTCACAAGAAGAAGAAAAGCCGAAGCAGAAATGTTTGAGGGTAAAGATGCCTCTTAGTAAATTTGTTTTTCGTCCTGGCATTATGCGTGAGGGCACCGACTATGATAACGAAGGTGGTTGGTTTGATGGTAACTTAGTTCGTTTTAAATCAGGTCGTGCAGAAAAAATAGGTGGATGGAGGAAAGACTCTGCCAATACTTTCATAGGCACTTGTAGAGAGTTAAGTAGTTGGGTAGCTTTAGACGGTTCTAAATATCTGGGGGTAGGAACACACAAAAAATACTATATACAAGATGGAGAAGTTTTTTACGACGTTACCCCATTACGTGTAACTACAGGGGCTAATGAAATATCTTTTGCAGCTGCGAGTGGTTCGAACATAATAACAGTTACAGATACTGCACATGGAGCAGTACAAGGAGATTTTGTTACATACAGCGGTTGTGCTACTTTAGGAGGATTGATAGTAGCCACAGCTTTAAACCAAGAGTATGAAATAGCAACCATTACTAACGCAAATGTTTACACTATACTCGCTAAAGATACTGCAGGGGATAGTCTAACAGCTAACGGTAGCGACAACGGTAACGGTCAAGGCACTATTATTGGCAAGTATCAAATAAATATAGGTCTTGATCAATACGTAAGCTCTACAGGTTGGGGAGCAGGTTTATGGGGTGCTGGAACTTTCGGTTCTTCTACAGCGTTAAGTTTTACGAATCAATTACGTCAATGGTCTGCGGATAACTTTGGGGAAGATTTAGTTAGTTGCGCACGGTATGGCGGTGTTTTTTATTGGAAAAAAACTGATGGTTTAACAACTAGGGCTGTGCTTTTATCTAGTAAAACAGGGGCTAATCAAGTTCCTACGATTGGGCTACAAACTATAGTTTCCGAAAAAGATAGACATTTAATTGTTTTAGGAGCGGATCCTTTAAGCGGAGGCACAAGGACAGGAGTTATTGATCCTATGCTTATAGCTTTTAGTGACCAAGAAAACGAGTTAGAGTTTGAGCCCAGAACAACAAATACAGCAGGTAGTTTAAGGCTATCCGAAGGCAGTACTATTGTAGGTTCTGTCAAAGCTCGGCAAGAAATATTAGTGTGGACTGATACTGCTTTATATAGTATGCAGTTTACTGGACCGCCTTTTACTTTTAGTATTAACTTAATCAATAATAACACAGGTTTAATAGCTCCAAATGCAGCGGTTACTTCTCCTGCTGGTGTGTATTGGATGGGGTATGATAGTTTTTATGTGTACAATGGTAGCGTTCAAAAAATACCTTGTAGTGTACTTAGTTATGTTTTTGATAATTTAAATGTAGGTCAAAGTTATAAAATACTGGCGTTTACAAACAATAGATTTAATGAGGTAGGTTGGTTTTACGTTTCTTCTGACGCTACAGAAATTGATCAATATGTAACGTACAACTACGCTGAAAAATCTTGGAGTTATGGAGTTTTAAGTAGAACAGCTTGGTTAGATTCTGGTACTGTGAGCTACCCTAGAGGCACAAGCAGTAATTATATATACGAGCATGAGTTTGGTTACGACGACGATGGCAGCCCTATGACTAATGTCTTTATAGAAAGTTCTGATTTTGATATTGGTGATGGTGAACAATTTGCCTTTATATCTCGTATTATCCCCGACCTTAGATTTGTAAG